AACAAAAGGAAGTTATCAAAGAAGCTGCCCGGCGGGAGCTGGCCAAAAGAGAATACAAATATTTCGCCCGGTACTATATCAAGATCACCGACAAAAAAGGGCAAACAGTCCCGCTCATCCAAAATAACATTCAACGGCAGATAGATGCAAAAATAGACGAGCTGCAGGCAGCCGGCATACCGCCAAAAATAGTCATACTAAAACCTAGGCAAACAGGAGTATCTACCGACATCCAAGGCCGGATGATCAAAGAGACTACGCAAAAAAAGAACCGCAACGGCTTCATCGTGTCGCATGAGGATCCATCGACAAAAGCGATATTCCAAAAAGCAAAGTATATGTATGACAACCTCCCGGACGACCTCAGACCCCTGCAAAAAGCATCTAACGCCACGGAGCTAATCTTCGACAGGCCCACGCATTATCAAGGACCAGACGAGGGACTACACAGCAAGATAGAGATCAAGACAGCAGGAAAGGCCGGTATAGGCAGGTCAGAAACTCGTCATTATACGCACCTTTCCGAATTCGCGTTCTGGCCGGGGAGTGACGAGAACAGCCCCGACAAACAACTCACAGGCATACTCAACGCCGTACCTGATGATGTAGATACCTGGGTTATAGTGGAGAGCACCGCACAAGGGCATAACCACTTCAAGGACTTCTGGGACGATGCAGTTGCCGGGATAAACGGATTCGTGCCGATGTTCTTTCCCTGGTACATCCACGAGGAATACACCAGGGAAGTTGACGAGGAAATTTTCTGGCAAGAGGTAGGCGAGAGCAAGCAGAAGATCAGAGAGTATGTCAGCTACCTTTACAACGACCTTAAACTCCCGCTTGAACGTGTTGCCTGGTGGCTATGGACCCTCAAAATCAAATGCCACGGCAATATTAACGAGATGAAGCAAGAGAACCCCACGACACCGGAAGAAGCGTTTATATTCTCCGGCTCACCGGTATTCGATAACGAGATTATCCAGCAGAGAATAGAATATCTCCGCCAGAAGTACGAAAAAGAACCGCCGAAAAGAGGGCGGTTTTACTTTGAATGGAACGACCCGGAGACAAAGGACAAGATCAAGAATGAGACAATCAAATGGGTTGACGACCCCAACGGCCCTATTAAAATCTATGAGGACGTGCAAACCGGTTATCCTTATGTGATAGGAGGAGACACAAAAGGCGAAGGATCCGACTGTTTCGCAGGTACAGTGTTGAATAACATCACGGGCAAACGGTGCGCAACGCTACATGCCAACCTAGACCCCGATACATACACTCATCAAATGTATTGCCTTGGAAGATATTTCAACTACGCGCTAATAGGCATAGAAATAAACTTCGACATCTACCCGGTCAAAGAGTTACAAAGGCTCAAATACACCAAGCAGTATTTCCGTGAAGTAGTGGACGAGATCAGCAAAAAGCGTCAGCATAAATACGGATGGAAAACAGACGGAAACACAAGGCCGCTGATTATTTCAAACGAAATGATCTTAATCAGGGACAACATTGACTTATTTACTGACATATCGTTCTTAAGCGAGTGCCTTACATTTGTTTACAACAAAGACGGCAGACCAGACGCAATGCCGGGCAAGCATGATGATATTTTATTTAGCGACATGATTGCCAATCAAATCAGGACGCAGCAGAGGATGAAAATAGACATCACCCAGCCCGAGCCGCATTATAACTTCGAATGCGAGAAACCAAAGAAAACGGGCGTGACAGTGACAGAGGATTTTTTCAAGGGAGGATATTAGGATGGACGCAACGCCTGTCCACGAAACCATTGACAACAGAGGAAAAGAAAAAATGGTTACCTATTCTTGCCCCCACTGCAGACTGATACTATTCACTAGGCCAAATTACTGCGGAAGATGTGGAACCCCGCTCAGGTGGCCCGAAGGTGTCAAGCGGTGGCTTTATGAGCACAGTGAACAATACATGAGGTGATTAAGATGCAAACAGCCATTATCAGCGTAGGACTAGCAATAGTCCTTTTTCTATGCCTATATCTAGGGTTCCGCACCGGCCTGCGCCTGGGTATGCAGACCGCAAAGGGAAATATCCCGCCCAAAATAGCCCCGGTTAAAGCGATCAAAGATGCATTAGCCAAGCCTGACCCCGCCACGGTTGAGCTACTAAAGGGACACGCCAATATGATGGCATATGACGGATTCTTGCCAGAGGAAAAGCAGCCGAAAGAGAGGTGATCTAATTGGATGAGCGAGAATACACAGCCGATTGGCAGCTTTACAAAGACGGCATAGACTACAAAAGCAGCATAAATCTATTTGCCACTACCAACCGCAACGAACGCTTTTATGCCGGACACCACTGGGATGGAGTTAATACCGGAGGACTTCCGCAAGTGAGGTTAAACGTCACCAAAAGGATCGTAAACTGGAAGGTCAGCCAAATCATGTCGGATATGCTAACCATGCGATTCAGCGCGGAGAACAGCGCAAACTATGACCCCGCCGATCCGGACAAGATAGCGCGCTTGCAGGAAGTGGCAGAGCTGCTTTCGGACTACACAAAAACAGTGGACGAAAACCTAAAGCAATCCAGCCTAGACGAGCAAGCCTTATTTGATGCCGCCCTATCGGGGGATGGCATTATTTATTATTACTGGGACGATGCAGTAAACGCCGGAGTAAACGAAATGGGGGCCGAGGTCAAAGGCGATATAGCCGCCGAAATAATCGACAACGTATGTTACTTCCCCGGCAACACCAGCGACCCGCGACCGAACGACAAGAAAGGGCCTATACAGCCTTATATCATCCTTTCATTCCGCAAACTTGTTAGAGAGGTGCAAGCCGAAGCCAAGCGTAATGGGATACCAAAAGAAGAGATAGACAAAATCACCGGCGATAGCGATACGCAATACCGAGCCGGTGACATGGCGAAGAAGGAGCCCAATAAAGACAATGAGGGCGGCTTTTGCACCGTCCTACTGAAAATGTGGCCCAAGACGGTTGAAAGGCCAAAGACAGACGAAATGGGCAACCCTGTTATTGACCCCATGACAGGCAAACAGGTCATGGAAACGGTTACTACTATCTGGGCGCGAAAATCCACGCAGAGCGCAATCATCCGCAAGGACTGGGATACCGGCCTGCATCGCTATCCGGTAGCCTCCATGCAGTGGATGCCGCGTAAAAACTCATGTCATGGCGAGGCAGAGGCAACCGAGCTCATACCCAATAATATAGCTATTAACAAGCTCATGGCCACGATGATACTCTGGACGATGCTCAATGCCTACCCCAAGGCCATTTACGACTCAACCCGGATACCGCAATGGAGCAACGATATTACCAAGGCAATCCCGGTTGACGGAGAGGTTACAGGGGCGGCACAATTCTTGCAACCTGCAGGACTTCCCGCAAGCGTACAAAATCTTTTTGAGTTACTGGTACAGACTACCAAAGATATGGCGGGCGCAAATGAGACAGCCTTAGGTGACGACAGCGTAACCAAGACAGCCGCCGGGATCATAGCCCTGCAAAAAGCCTCTGTCTTGCCGTTGTCTACGCAAAAACGCCGATTTGCGCAGTTTAAAGAGGATCAAGGGCTAATTTGGCTTGATTTCTGGCTTACGAAATACAACGTCCCCCGGATGCTGACAATCGAGCGTACTAATCCCGAGACAAGACAAGATGAGGTTATACAAATACCCTTTGACGGCAGCCAGTACAACGAGACTACATTCAGCCTCAAAATCGACGTAGGAGCAAGTACACAATGGAGCGAGATAGCAAGCATACAAACATTAGATGCCCTGCTGGATAAGCAGCTAATCAGCTTTAAGCAGTACCTAGAGCGCATATATAACGGCTTAATACCGGATAAGGAAGGTTTAATTGACGAGGTAGAGCAGCAGGAGCAGGCGGCGAAACAGCAAAAAATGATGGAGGCTTTTGAACGATTTGTCGGTCAATTATCGCCTGAACTGCAAGCGGCAATACAGGCAGAATCACAAATGATGGTAGGAGGTGGGCAAGGTGAATTGTCCGGAATGCAACGGCCCCTTGGTGGTGGCGAACAGCAAATTTGAGAGCGAGCAGGGGAGCACGGAGGTATATAACGTACACACAATGGTATGCGTTAATCCGAAATGCAGCAATTTTGCAGGCCCGAACTTGAACGAACCGCTTAAAGTGGCGGCAACAGTCAGGAACAAGGTGGGATAATATGCGAATTTTAATCTGTATCCCTTATACCGGCTATGTGGCCCCACAAGCCGCTTATTCCCTTATCCCCATGGCTTGCCATGCGCGAAATAAAGGCCACAGCGTGGATATGCTTCCTATCGGCTTAAGTCTCGTCTACACCGCCCGGGAAGAAGCGTCTAAGACATTCCTGCAAGGCGAGTACGATTCCCTGCTGTTTGTGGATAGTGATATGGTTGTGCCGGTGGATCTGCTAACAAAGTTAATCGAGCATGACAAGGACATTGTCTCCGCATTGGCATTTAAGCGCACACCTGGTTATGAGCCGTGTATCTTCAAAGAGTGCAACGAGCAGGACGCGAAGTTTTACCTGGACTACCCCAAGGGGCTGATTGAGATTCAAGGCGTGGGTATGGCCTGTACACTGATTAAGCGCAAGGTGTTTGAAACCGTGCCGGAGCCGTGGTTCTTCCCGCACAAAAAATTAGGTGAGGATTTATCCTTTTGCGTGCGGGCGAGAGCCGCAGGGTTTAAGATCTACTGCGATACTACTCTTATATCCGGGCATGTAACGCAGGAAACCATAGTGGAAAGGCATTACCAAGAATACAGGAGGTTGGCAAATGGCTAAGTATCGGAAAAAACCTGTGGTTATTGAGGCTGTACAGTGGACCGGAAAAAACCATAGGGAAATGTGGGACTTTTTAACCGGTAAAGCAGACAAAAACATTGAACCAAGCGGCGATAATTTTTATATTGATCACACCAAAGTAGCAGGCGGACTCATCATAAAAACCCTTGAAGGCGAACATATCGCCAGTATCGGGGATTATATCATTAAAGGCGTCAAGGGCGAGTTTTATCCCTGCAAGCCTGATATTTTCGACAAAACCTATGAGAAGGTGGAATAATGTTAATTGGATGCAGTCTGGTCAGAAATGAAAAAGGTCGCTACCTTGAGCGAGTGCTAGATCAGATGCGGTCAATCTGCGACAAGATAATAGTTCTTGATGATTGCAGTACCGACAACACCCCGGAGATATGCAAGGAATACGGAGCAGAAGTATTTCCGAGCATACAAAGCTATTGGGGGATGGATGAACTCAAACAGCGTAAAAGGCTTTGGGAACTGGCAACACAAGTGGCTGACTTTGGCGACTGGATTCTTTGCCTTGATGCAGACGAAACCATACCGCAAATAGAAAAACTGCCGGATAAAATCAAACTGGCGGAGCAGTACGGCTGTGATGGGCTTGCCTTCAATCTCTACGATATGTGGGATGCCGAACATTACCGGGACGATGACCTTTGGAACGCCCATACCCGCGATTGGGTAATGTGTGTCCGCTATAACCCGGCGAAAGAATATATCTGGCGAGAAACACCATTGCATTGTGACAGATTCCCGCTTAATGCCTGTGATATGATAGGACAGACAGGGCTTGCAATCCAGCACTGGGGCTGGGCGAGAGAGGCAGACAGACAAGCAAAGTACAAGCGGTACATAGCGGCAGACCCAGAGGGCAAGAGCGGGAGCATGGCACAGTATGAGAGCATACTTGACTTAAATCCGAATCTTAGGAGGTTTGAAACTTGAAGATACTAATCGGCTCACCTTGCCGAACGTCAGAACCATGGCAGACAGAAGCCTTTAAACACTATCTAAACTCAATAGACCGCCTAGAAATACCGGAAAACGCGCAAATTGACCGGCTTTTTTTATTGCATAATTCG